AGCCCGTCATATAGATGCGTGTGGGGATCGCTAGGGGCAGCACGAACCTTGCACACTCCTTAGCAACTCCCGCGTCTAGGAGACGCTTGTAGAGGTTGTTGGCGGCGGTGAAGTGCTCAGCAATCTCGGTCTGATACTTGAGTTTCACATAGTCTCCAAGGTCATCAGTAGAATTCTGACGATTCTTGGTATCCTGTCGGCGCAGATCAGGCACAGGAATATGCTCAGTGATTAGATTAGCATCAGCATAGCGTTGCGAAAATTCCTGGAATGTGAAGCTCCTATGACGAAGAATTTGTGCCGCGATACCACGATTCGTTTCAATCTCAAGAGTCATATGAGATTGTTCAAACACAGACCAATGATTATGCTTAATGCAATAACGCAATAGCCCTGCGTAGTTTTCATTATCTTGATTGCCAGGGTTAGAGACTCTAGCAACATACGCCATTGTCTTTTCTGCATCAGGCGTAACGGAAACAAGTTTAACTTGGGAATGGATTGTCATATTGGGGAGCACCATCGAGACGACGAATTTCAGCAAGAGTAGATTTGCGATAACGCTTATATTCCTTCAGAACTTTTGCTAGTTCTTTTGGATTGATCCTAACGTTAGGAACTTCTACTTCAGGTGATTCTACCACCTCTTGTGCATCAATGTCAATTGTTTGTTCGGTCATAAATTAGTTCCTGTAAAATAATATGTGTCTCCTCTGCCTGCATGGATACGGCAAACATCTGCGTTGTATCCACCCACCTCTATAATTTGTTTAGCAGCAGCAAAGGCTTCGTGAACTGTCTTAAATTTTTCTATATTATCAAACTTATATGCATATCCAGGTTTACCAGTATTTTTAAACCCAGAAAAATTATAAATTGTTTTTGGATTCTCGAAGGCATAATACCTTACAACCCAGTTATACTTTGGATTTTCCATTTAACTTAAAGTAATATTGAGAGTTACTCGAATAGTATCATCATTACTTTGAATATTATAAGGAGCAGATAAAAATCTTTCTGCCATTATCACTGTATCAGATGTTGATGTAACAACTGCATAACCATACACATTACCAACAGGGCCAGTAAATGTCCAGGTTTGTTGTGGATAAGACGCTGCTCCATTCTCTACATCCCACTGAGTATTTGTGAGTGTAATAGGAGCATACCCATTACCAGAATCTAGATATACTAGATCGGCATTAATTGTAGATGCAGAAGGGGTGACATCATTTCTGTATAACTTCAACACCAAGGGTTCTGTGCTTGGTGTTTGGTTGAGAATGTATTGTAGAGCAAGTTGTTTTCCTGCGTTAGGTATTACAAGTGCCATTATCGTTTACCTTTTTTAGTTTCTTTTGGTGGTTGTGATCCCCACAGTTTTGGATTTACTCTTCCTTCTGTCTGTTTAAATCCTTTTAATCCCTCACGATATTTATCCCAATAATGATCAAAGATATCGGTTCTCTTGTTACAGATTACAATATCGTAAGCAATCGATTCATCAATTTCATATTCAACAACGTATGCAGTGTATGGCAAACTGCGGTCGTTTGCCAATTCAGGATCACAATTTTGATGTAGGATTTTAATACTCAACTACGACCTCCCCATTGAATTTGTGGAAATGTTTCTTCAATAAGTGCTTTTGAAATGCGAGTATACTTTTTCTGAAGCTTCTTATCTTTAACTAGAATGAGAACCTCTGCCTCATCAGGATGAAGATTCTCAATCATACCTAGAAAGATTTGTTCTCTCTTACTCTGAGTAATACTAGATCCACCTTTGACAAAGTGAAACATTTTTTTACCTTCATTTTCCAGAAGAATATGATCTGTTCCTTCTGGAGCTGGATTAGGAGTGTAAGGAACATCACCTTCAGGTAGCAAGGAGACTACACTCTCATCATAGTTCCAAATGAAGAGTGAGCGAAGAACTTGAGAGTTGTTCTCAAGCAAAATCTTTTTCTTTTCTTCTTTAGTCTTAGCGTTGTTTGCTTTACGAAGCACCTCTGAAATCAGAGGGCGATATGTTTTAGGTGCCATGTCAATTCAAAATGGTTGTGTGTTACGAAATACAAATTCTTCCATCAACTTAGTTAGTTGATGTTGTTGAAAATATTCTAATGGAACTTTCCTTTCGTTGCTATTTAGTGATTTGTAATAAGATACAATCTCGGTAGCAAGCTGTTCAGGAATGCAGGAAAGATCGATTAATTTCCGATTACGCTCATAATTTTCGGCAGATTGTTTATCTAAACAGAATACAGATGGATCTTGCTTCACCCACTTTTCTAAGTTTTTCTTACTTATAGGTTTCTGTCTTTTACCTACCACAAACGTATCAGCATCTGATAGAAAATTAGGTATGCCATCTGACTTATCTCCCTTAATGATATGTTCTCTGGCATATGCTTTGGGGTCTGCATGTTTAATCTCCTTCTTAAGAATAGGATTGTATTGTTTTACAAAAGGATACTTTTGTAGTTGAATAAAATCCTTATCGCCTGAGAGAATTAATACTTCTTCACCTGCTTTACCTTCCTTCTGAAGTTTGATATTTCGATACGCTTGATAGGTAGTGAGAGTGCTGATAACATCGTCTGCTTCGGCACCATATACCTCAACCACCTTATAGGGGAAGAAGGTTTTAATCTCGTCACGTATCTTATTCAGAACTTCGAAGATGGCATTCCAATCTAAGTCGGATGCTTCTCGATCTTTCTTTCTATTCTGTTTGTAATAGGGGAATGCTTCTTTTCGCCAATAGTGCTTACTGTCATAGGCTAGAACAACTTCTCCATAGGTAGGAGAATATTGCCTTTCAAATGCGCGAAGGGCAGTAAGCACCATATGACGAACAAGATTTTCATTTAGAGCATCGCCCTTCAGTTGCATCATCAGATTACTAATCATAATCTGATTCATATCAATTAGAATCATTTAATCCTCGTCGTCGTAATCCTCAAAGTCTTCAGAATTCTCAAAGCGAACTGCTACAATCTCATCAGGAATCAGTTGACCGTTCTCATCAAACATTTCAGGATGCATTGGTTGAATCCTGTTTTTATTGAGGAAAGCGTAGACGATATCGTTTCCGAACCATCCAATCATTAAACCGATCATGAAAGATCCTACAATTCCTATTCCACTGAAGAACAGGATGTATGGTGTTGCTGACTCCATCTTACTTCTCCTTGTCTGGTTTGTCAACCTCCCAAGAGAACTCCATATTAAAATGAAATGTTCTGCGTAGGAGGCTGAATGATTTACTCAGTATTAATCCATGTTTAGGTTTGACCTTATCAACCCTCCTACGCAACATGAATTCTATACCCTTATTTATTTGAGGTTGCTGATCTTTTTTTTCTGGTCTTTCTTTTTGACTGCTCATAATTTTTAGCGTCTTGCATAATTTTTTCAAGATACTCTTTCACTTTTCTTGCTCTAGGTTTACCCATCCAACTGTAAGACTCACGAACAAACGCAGCTCTATCACCACCATCAAGATACAATTCTAATTCTTCTATCTGATGTGTTATAGCAATACCCAAAGAAGAATTAATAAAAGATGTTATCTGATCTTTTTTAAAATTTTCACCTTGAAGATAATCATAAAAATTCAATTGATATTTCTCTTGAGTAAAAGCAATATCAATAGCCGTGTTTACAATATCGTAAATGTCTCCCAGTGATGCCATCCTACTGCCTCTTAGAACTACTTACTAATCCTTTTGATACAAACAATTTAACAACATCAACAAGACCACCTACAGGTTCGTCATCAATAACAACGAAAGGAAAACTAAAGATGCCTGGATATTTTGTTTGAAAATCTTCAACTGTCATATCACGTTTGACCATTATTTCGGTGTAATTTGTTTCTGCCCTACGAAGAAGTTCTTTCAAATTTGTGCAATGATTGCAACCAGTCAATGTATACGCAACGACTTCCATCAGATTCCTCTCATAATAATTTGAATGTTTGATTGCTTGCATTCTAATGCAGCAACTAGGTATTTGCAAGCCTGAGCTGGTGCTGTGTGATCACCACAGGTAAAAATATCTACCGCAGCATACCCTTTTTCAGGCCAAGTATGAATACTAATGTGACTTTCTGATAGCAAGCAAACAGCAGTTATTCCCTGTGGCGTGAATTCGTATTTAACTTCTTCAATCAGTGTAGCATTAGCATGTTCTACTGCTTGCCTAAGGGAAGTGCTAATAAATGCCGAGTCATTTAAAAGGTCTGCATTACATTCACATAGCTCAGCAATGTGATGCACACCAAGCACTTCTTTAACCATCAATGTATCTCCAAATATCGTTGAGTATTTATTGTTAAATCCACAGGTGGTTGTATAGAAGTCTTTTCTTTACATGGTAATGAGAAAGGAAAACTGACGCTCAACCTGTCTGTAATAGGTTCTGCATAATGAACCTGAAACATCGGAACCCATATCATATCACCTGGATTCATAATCACATCTATGATAGGTGACAATTTCATTTCAGAAAATGTCATAGATTGTTTAGTTGTTAATGAATAAACTTTCCATCTAGTATGACCCTGGCATTGTAATATTAAGTTGTGACTGACATCGCAATGATAACTGTAAGATTTACTTCCCACTCTGCCACAATAAACATGAGAATCAAATTGCATACCAGTGTATGCCTCAAAAAATTTAATTAATTCTTTGAGATCATTATTCATATGTATGGTGTGTAGCACCAAAGAACAATTTTCTTCCCAATATTTTTGTATTAATCTTGTGTTCCAAGAGTTTCTCCAACCATATTTTTTGATTGGGGTTGTTAATCTAAAATGATCTTTTATGATTACAAGGTCGTGTTCGTTAGCATTTGTGGTATCAATATACCTATTAACATCTTCTATAGTCACCAATTCTTTTTTATATGCATTAGGAAAATACTTAGCTTCACCACCAGATAAGATGTGATCTAGTATTGTTTCCATGCCAATAAAAAAGGAGGGTTGCCCCTCCTAGTGTATCAGGTTTTACCTAAAGTGTCAACCGATTGCAGGTGCAGTGAGAGCAACAGGAGTTGCACTAGCAGCAGCAAGATCGAGAGGGAAGTTGTGAGCGTTACGCTCATGCATTACCTCAAATCCAAGGTTGGCACGGTTGAGAATGTCTGCCCAAGTGTTGATCACACGACCATTGTTGTCAAGCAGAGACTGGTTGAAGTTGAAACCGTTGAGGTTGAATGCCATGGTGCTAACACCAAGAGCAGCAAACCAGATACCAACTACAGGCCAGGCAGCGAGGAAGAAGTGCAGCGAACGTGAGTTATTGAAGGAAGCGTATTGGAAAATAAGGCGACCGAAATAACCGTGAGCAGCTACGATATTGTAGGTCTCTTCTTCTTGACCGAACTTGTAACCGTAGTTCTGGGATTCTGTTTCTGTTGTCTCACGAACGAGACTAGAGGTGACGAGAGATCCGTGCATAGCAGAGAAAAGAGAACCACCGAAGACACCAGCAACTCCCAGCATGTGGAAAGGATGCATGAGAATGTTGTGTTC